TCCATCAAAGACAGGCTATGAAATCGCAAGATTAGGTGAAGATTTGTTTAAAGGTCTAGGAATAGTAACTGCAGTTACAGGCGATATTGGCACAGGTGGCGCGATGACAGGCTTAGGAAGCATTGGTAGGCCTGCAATTAGTGGCGCCCAAGCATATGGCGCAACAAGAGGTCTTACTGTTCCTGCTCTACAAAGTGTTTATGGCGCGCCTGCTGGTGTTGCCGGTGGTAATATTGCTGCCGACTTGCTGAGAGAAAGAGAAAATATGCAAATGCAAGGATTGTTAGGAGAGTAACTAATGCGCCATATAGACCAAACAAAGCATAAGAAATGTTACCAATTGCAATGCATAAAGCAACAATACTGTTTTTAACCATAAACTACATTATACCTAGATATAATTAAGGAAAATCATGGCATATACAAAATATTCTCTAACCCCTGCTAATAATACAGCGACACCTCCAGATGGTGCGCCAGAGGGGATGCTCCCATCCGCAGTAAATGACACCATGCGAGATATGATGGCTCAGATCCGAGACTGCGGAGATGGCATCAGAGATGGCACATATACCATGACTGCTGCCAAGATTACTGGTGGAACTATTACAGGCATTACAGACCTAGCAATTGCTGATGGTGGAACAGGAGCATCTACAGCAGCAGGTGCTAGAACAAACCTAGGATTAGATGGGTTTGTTAATATGAAAAACCGCATCATCAACGGTGCGATGGTGATTGACCAGCGTAATGCTGGTGCAAGTAAAACCATTACAGATACAGGCGCAATTACTTATACTCTTGATAGATGGTTTGGTTATGGTTCTGCTGCTTCTAAATTTAGTGTTCAACAAGATGCTGGAGCAGTAACCCCTCCAGCAGGCTTTAATGATTATTTAGGTGTGACTTCTTTAGCTGCAACAACAGTAGCATCAGGTGATTTGTATTTTATTGGTCAGTATATTGAAGGGTTTAATACTTCTGATTTAGACTTTGGAAAATCGTCAGCTAAAACTGTTACTTTATCATTTTGGGTTCGTAGTTCACTAACTGGCACTTTTGGTGGCTCTTTAACTAATAGTGCAATTAATAGAAGTTATCCATTTAGTTACACAATTTCATCTGCAAATACTTGGGAACAAAAATCCATCACTATTGCTGGCGATACAACTGGAACTTGGATTGGTGCAACAAATGGAATTGGATTAAGGGTTTTCTTTAGTATTGGCATGGGTTCAACTTATAGTGGAACTGCTGGAGCTTGGGCTGGCTCAGATTTTCGTTCAGCCACAGGAGCAACATCCGTAGTAGGCACAAACGGAGCAACCTTCTACATCACAGGAGTTCAACTCGAAGTAGGCTCTACCGCTACTAGCTTTGATTACAGACCGTATGGAACTGAATTAGCTTTGTGTCAGAGGTATTATTATCGTTTGAAAGCAACCGCAGCCAATTATCCATTTGGATTTGCACAATGCTATGGCACAACATCTGCTGGTGCATTAATACCATATCCAGTAACAATGAGAACTGCTCCATCAGCATTAGAGCAATCAGGAACGGCAGGAGATTATGCGGTTTATAGTTCTGGTGGTAGTCAGATAGTTTGCACTTCTGTTCCAGCTTATGCTGGGGTTTTAACTACAACTGCCTATGGAGCAGTAAATTTTACTGTAGCGTCTAGCATAGTCGCTGGTAATGTAACGCAACCATACGGTGTAAACGCAAACGCATATCTTGGATGGAGTGCTGAACTATGATTTATAAAATGCTAACTAAACAAGAAAACCAACAACAAATATACGCTCGTATTGATGATGATGGATTATGTCGTTTAACTTGTGTTGCTGAAAACCCTGAGTTTCAAACATACCTAAAAAACGGTGGTCAGCTTGAGGATGCCGATGGTAATTTGATGACTGCGGAACAGGCTAAAGAATTTGTAGCTACTTTGCCATAGGTGATATATGGCAGATGAGTTTCTAGATCCTTACAAATATGGTAAGTTGGTAGCCCAAGTCGAGACAATGGAAAAAAAGATTGACACAATGGAAGCCGACATCAAAAAGCTAGTAATGATGGCAGAAAGATCCAAAGGTTCACTCTGGGCAATTATGGGTGCAGCATCTGTCTTTGGTGCTTTTGTAACTTGGTTAGCAGAGATATTCTTTAAGAAATGAAGCTATTTATTGCTATAGTGTTTTTCTGCCAAGGGCAAGAATGTGCTTTTTGGAAAGGCGAAAAGATTACCTATTCTCAAGAAGAATGTAGAACATATCTATCTCAGGCACTAGAACATTTCCCACCATTCCCTACATTGGTCGGCACTTGCATTCCTGTATCGACAACTAACTTGGCAAAACAATGATTACTTTAGTTTCTACACTATTATCTTTTCTTGCTGGCGGCTTGCCTAAGTTCTTAGACTTCTTTCAAGATCGATCAGACAAAAAGCATGAGCTAGAAATGGCTCGTCTACAGACTGAAAGAGAGCTGCAATTAGCAAAAGAAGGCTATCAAGCTCAAGCAAGAGTAGAAGAAATTAGAACAGATCAAATTGAAATTCAAGCATTTAAAGACGAAAAAATTGCTCTCTATCAGCATGACTCTGATCTAGCAAAAGGTGCAGACAAATGGGTTATCAATGCAAGAGCAATGGTTCGCCCTACTGTTACTTATGGTATGTTCGCGATCTTCTTATTTGTAGAAGTAGCAGGCTTTTGGTATGCATGGCATCACAATGTGCCATTCGATGAAGCACTAGACATTCTCTGGTCAGAAGAAACCATCACTATTTGGTCAAGCATAGTAGCATTCTGGTTCGGGTCTCAAGCATTCTCTAAGCGGTGAAAGTTTCAGACGAATGTATTAAGATGATTAATCACCATGAAGGGGTGCGCCTAAAGCCTTACCAAGACCCTATAGGCTTATGGACTGTAGGTGTAGGGCATCTTATAGGCGATGGCAAAACTCTGCCTATAGAGTGGTTTAGAACTCTTACAATAGATGAAGTAGATGAACTTCTTAAAAGCGATCTTAGAAAATTTGAAAGAGGGGTATTGCGACTATGCCCTAATCATCTTACTCAGTCTCGCTTTGATGCACTCGTCAGCTTTGCATTTAATGTTGGACTTGGTAATCTACAAGCATCTACATTAAGACAAAAACACAACAGAGGGGATATTCTAGGCGCATCTCAAGAATTTCTAAAATGGAACAAAGCAGGTGGGCGAGTGCTGCGAGGGCTAACAATTCGCAGAAAAGACGAATCAAATCTATATCTTCAATGATCTGTAGACAACACCATCATTCCACTTCTTATCTACTGACTGTTTATACAGCTCAATCACTTTCTCAGCATAAACAATCTTAGGCTTCTCGCCTTCAAAGCAGAATGCATATACTAATGGTGCATCTTTAGTTGAATACCACTCTAGAAACAAAGGTATCATCTCTACTTCTTTTTTCTTAATATTCCCTGTCCCTTTCACTTGCACAATAAAGTTACCTTTATCTGTTTCTACAAGATAATCAGGTATATATCGCAGATAAGCATTTATTTTGTAGAAATTGTTTATTGCTGTCTTTTTAGAATCAAAGCCTAAGCGAAATACTTTGTAGCTTTTTTCTTTGCAGTATTGCTCAAATAACTGTTCGCCTATGTCAGGCACAGTATTTCTTTCTGCATAAGTATTAGAGCCATTCATAGTGCCACCATGATCGGTAGGGTGGTGGCGCTCCTTGTGAAGGGTAGAGGCATTGCACCTCTGTATGCCGATCTCATTGGGGGTTCAGATACAGCTTACAACTTGTCCGCAAACTGTGCAAGTGGTAACTTTGCCACCTACAATTAGAGTCTGTGTTGTGCAAGCATAAACACCACTTACAAGTAACAAATTTGCTAATACTGCTGCTAGTGCTTTTTTCATGATCTCTCCTTAAAATGGAATTTCATCGTCTTGAATGCCACTACTCTTAGGCATTTCGTCATCACCTTTAGGTGTAAATCCTTGTGTTTTAGGATTACCTATTCTGCCTGATAAAAACTTTCCCTTTTTGCCCTCTTTCATCCATGCATCAAACCAATGCTCTACACCATTAATTTTGATTGAGCCTTTATAGTCAGGATGTTTATCTGTTGTCTTTCGATCATTCTTAAACAAACTAAAACTGCCATCTTTCATTTCATAGGTCATTTCTGCCTCGCTTTCAATTGATTAAATAGGTCATCGACCTCGCTTAGAAACTGCTTTACTTCTACTTCCATAGAGTCGATATATTCTTGATCTCTATCAACTCTTACTACTACCAACTGCAAATCTTCAGGCACTCTAGGATCATAAGAAACAAAATCGCACCATTTTGCGCCTGTAACTGCCATTTGACATTGCATCTGAGCAATATATTTGCTAGGTGCTTTGTTATCTAATACTGTCTCAATATGAGTAGAAGTATTTGGGCACTTGATCTCAATCAAGCCTTCACCTACCACACCATCAGGCGAGCATCCAAAGTCTTTAATTTGCGAATGCTCTATAAACCCTACCTCTTGCACAAAAGTGCCTGTATGAGCTTCATAAGACATTCTCGCGAATGGTTCTTGCTCTGATCCCCATTCCATTGCTGCATTGCTAAATGATTCACCAGGCA